GTCTGGGATGACGTGGGGGCTCACCCGCGATGAGAAGCAGGCCAATCTGAACACGCAACAGCAGATGCGGACGGTATGGCAAGCCCAGAATCTGAATGCGGCCGAGAAGCAGATGGCCATGCAGCAGTTACAGGGGAAGATATATAAGCCTCGTTGGCTGTCCAAGGAAGAGAGCGAGCCGTCCGTTGAAGAGATGGTGAACGAGCGTATAACGTGGGGCGGCCCGAACAAGGACATTCCGTTTACAATCACTGAAGATGGCGTGCCTCAGGTGGTGCGTGGCTACCAGAAGGACAAGCCGGAACAAGACAAAAATCAGATGACCGACAAGGATATTGCCGGTCTGTACAACGACGCATTCAAGGCGCTCACAAAGAAGAATGAAGACGGATCGATAACAACTCCCAACGCCGGTGAAATCGAAAAGTATGTTGTGGGATTGCAGCAGATCCAGAAACGGTTTAGGGGGGGAGCCCTTGGCCAGCAATCTGGGCAATCAGAGTATTTGATGCCTGAAGCCAAGCCTGTCCCAGAATTCAAGGTATTGACGGAACAATACAAGCAGGCTGGATACCAAGTCATTGAGGGAATGGTCGGCCCAGATGGGTATCCCGTGGTAAGAGTGAATGGTGAGTTGGTTCAGGTTAAAGTCCGTCCGAAAGGGTAAGGATGAAAACGCTGTATCTTGATGAGCTTGAGGGCGTTCAGAACAAGCCCATGCGTACTCTGTATCTTGACGAGCTTCCGCCCGACCTGGAAGCTCAAGGGCTCGGGTCTGAGTACACGCCGGAGCAGCGCGCCATCCAATCCGATTCGGACCGCGCCACTATGCAAGCCGCCGACGGGCCTATCCCCGCGCCGACAGCGGAAGACGTTGCGCGCGACGTGACTGCGACCGAACGGACCCTTCGCATGCACACACCCATGACGGCGCTGGACAACATCAAGGAGATGGGGGGGCTTGGCGCTACCCGGATGATTCCTTTCATCGGGGATCTGCCGAAAACGATCCAGCTATATTCGGCCGCAAAGCGGTTCGAGGCAGGCAAGGCCACAGAATCAGATCACGAATTGCTCATGAAGAACTGGGAGAACCAGTACCGGGACAAGGATTTCGGGTACATGGTGTCCGATATCGTGACTCGGCTTCCGGCATACATGGGCGAGTTCATGGCGACAGGTCCCGCCTATACAACGGCAAAGGGAGCGGTTACAAAGGGTTTATCGAAAGTTTTAGACAAAGCAGCAACAGCGACAGCAAAAGCGGCGACAGCAAAAGCGGCGGCTAAGGCGGCTCTAGATGCGGTAGAAATAGCCACTGGTGTAGACAAAGTGGCAGCGATGGAAGCTGCGCAGATTGCAAAATCGGCAGCGAGGAAAGCGGCTGTATCAGCACGAGTTGCAAATGCAGAGGCGGGTGTGGCCGAAATCGCGGGAAGCGCCGTGGGTGCCGCCGCACAAACTGTTCGTATGCCGAACCGGTCACTTGAAAGCGCCGTTAAGCGCATGACGCCACAAGTGTCGTATGAGGGCGGCAAGGGCGAAGTGACCATGCCGGGCGAGTCTTGGCCGGAAGCGACGCTGAAGGGTCTCGGGGACAACTTCGTCGAGGTGTGGACGGAACGGTTTGGTGAAGGGTTCCGCCGGTTGCCGGGCGTCAAGCGGGTTGAGAAGGTCCGGGAAGCCATCACGAACAAGCTGCTTCCGCCACAGGCCGTGGACGGCATGATCCGTGAAGCGGCCCGCAGGGCTTCGTTCCAGGGCGTGATCCCGGAAGTCATGGAGGAAGAAGCCGGGAAAGCCTTGTCATACATGATGGGGCTTACCGACACATATCAATTGACAACGCCCAAAGAGTTTGGCGCAGAAGTAGCCGCGTTCAGCGCACCGGGTGCCGCGGGGCTTGGCGTCCGTGCTGGCGTCCGGACATGGGCAAAAATGAACCCGGACAAGGCTTATCAGTTGGCGCAACTCGAAACCCCCAGCCGGAAAGAGTTCGAGGATCTCACCGGCAAGAAGGGCGACAGCGTAGAGGGGCGCAAAGCGGCGGCCCAAATGGTTCGTGAAGTGATAGCCGAGCCGGAGGACGATACGCCCGAAGCGTTGCGGGATGCCCCGGAACTCGAGGATACGTTCGATGAAGTGTTCGGCATGGAACTGGATAAGGACGCGCTGATCAAGGATTGGTCGGACGTTCCTGAAGAGAGTAGCAACGCATCGTTGCCGATTCCGCAGAATGCCCCAGAATCGTCGCAATCGGTCCAGCTGGATGAATCTGTGTCTGAACCGGAGATCGTGCCGCAGGAGCCCGCCCAGGCGTTGCTTGGGTACGATAATCCGAAGCTGCTCACGCGGTATCCGAGGGAGCCGGTAGACAAGGCGGGGCTTCTGAAGGAATGGTCCGACGTGCCCGAGGAAAGCGTGCAAGCGTCTCTGTGGGCGCAACAGGCTCCCAAGGCCCCCGCGGCAAATACAAAACAGCCATGGGATATAACTTCAAAGGAATACAATTCTCTTTTCCCTCTGGCGTCGGATGTTGTTGATGGACGCATTGTGTTGTCTGATGAGATTCCTAATCAGGACTCGATAAGCGCGTCTCTTAATGAATACACGGAAGTTAAAGGAATAAGGTCTGTACCAATATCAGCCTTTGAGAATAATGGTCCACCACAATTCTATTCACCAGAAGAGCTAAAACGAACAGAATCTCTTGCGGAAGAAATCAAGGCTTCTGGGGAAATCGTTCCGCTTATTGTCGTTTATGACGCAGAAGGGCCGTATATTCTAGAAGGCGGTCATCGTTTTAATGCGCTTAAAATGTTAGGGGCAAAAGCATTACCCGCAAAAGTTGTCATAGATGAGGAATCGCTTTATGACGCAGTGGACGGCGCTGTAAAAAGCGGAACTCCGGTTAGGGAAGATGTCCTTGCCGAGTATTCTTTCATTTCACGGCCCCAAGCGGCCCAGCCTGCGGCGGCAGAAGAGGTCTCGCAGCCCGCCGCCCAGGCCGGGCCGAAGCAGCCGTGGGAGATGACACGGGATGAGTGGGACTCTGTTCTCAAGCAACGAAACCAAGACGCTATAGTTGAATGGAATAAAACACGCAAAGGATTTCCGCCATCTGCAAACCCAAATACAATTGCTGAGCGCATACGTTTGGCCGAAAAAGCTGGTTATGTATTGCCAAGAGACGCAAAAGCAATAGAGAATAAATCATATCATGAACTTACAGTAGAAGCTGCTCGTGCCGAAGGCCTCCCCGTGCCGCCCGAGGTGCTGGCGGAGCTAGGCATGGCCCCTAGCAGCCCACAAAGCGCCGAAAGTGGCCCGCAACCGGATTTGTCGCCCACCGGTGAGCCGCAAAACGTGTCTGCTTTTAAGCCATCAACTTTAGCTACGCTAGAGTTGGCAAAAAGCCAACAAGAAATGGCAAAAAGAAATACCAGTAGACCGTCATTTCGTGAGTGGCGTTGGATACAAACAGGGCCATATAGCGGAACTATAGTACCCAATAAGCCTGGAGCAAAGTTCACGAAAGAACAAAGAGAAATACTTGTAGAGTGGGTACGAAGCATCGGAAGAAATGTTAGCGGTGAAAACGCCAATACGCCTACTGCCATAAAAGTAAGTCATAAGACAGGTAGCGAAGTGAATCTTCGATATGCCGCCAAAGGCGAAATGACGGCAGAAGAAAAAACTGTAGCGGAACAACAAAAAGTGGAAGAAGACGCGACAGCTAAACGAGAAAAACAACAGGCTATACTAAACGACATCAAAGATTCCCCGGCATTTGCTTGGATAAACAAAGTCTTTGGCGAAGACGCCATGAACCTGTTCAATAAGCGGGAGTTGGTATATTATCTTGAAGGGAAAAGTCCCGAATTCGGGGGGATGGTCAATAATTCGTGGGAAAAGGGAGTACGTGAAACAGGGGCTATTACTGCGAAAGGAAAAGTTGATTTCGAGGCAATAAAGAAAGCCTTTGAGCTATCGCAAGCGCCGCAAGCGCAGGCCCCCGTGGAGGCCCCGGCGGCAACACCGACATTTGAAGAACGCATGCTAGGTGTTATGGAAAAAGCGAACGCACCTATATTTATAGATGAATTAGCCTATGAATTGAAGGCACAAATAGGCGATACACTAAACGCAATGACCATGCTGGAACTCAAAGGTAAAGTTACCCAACTTCCCGGAAAACAATTTGAGATAAAACGAACGAAAGTAGCCCCCGAGCAGGCCGCGCCCGACACCAACAGGATCATCACGCGAGAACATTTCGATGCCGCCAACGAGCGCATCTCCAAACGGCGGAAGTCCAAGAAGGGCGATGGTCCCGCCCTCGCGGAAGCACTCGACCCCGAGAACATGAAAGACACCATCATCATCGGCCTACACTACTTCGAGAAGGGAGCACGGAAGTTCGCCGTATGGGCGCGGGAAATGATCGGGCATTTTGGAGAAAGCATCAAACCTGCGCTCAAGGACATCTGGATGTCCATGGCGTCAAGCCGGGAACTGATGCTCGAAACCGAAAAGAAGATCGCCGCCGGAAACAAGGCCGTGGACAAGCCGCGTGCCGTGCGGAAACGCATGAACGAATTCATCTCGCCTATGAAGGGCAAACCAGTTGCGTTCACCCCTGACAAGCTGTTGGCGTTCACGCTGCAAAAGGAAGAAAAGGGCTCGAAGGAAGGGTACAAGGAAGGCCGCCGACAAGCCACGGCTGAAGGACGAGTGAAGACTGCCGCGGCCAAAGAAGACGCACTTTCCCAAGGGCGCGCTGAAGGCCGGTGGGCTGGCGGAAAGATGGGCATGGAACAGCTTTCCCGCGACATCAAGTCCATGGTGGCCATGATCAAGGACACGCTCCCCAAGGAAGAGTATGCCATGATCGCGCGGGCCTATAAGCTGGCGGCGCAATCCAAGACCACGGGCGAAATGAAGAAGGTCTATGAAGCCGTGTATCGTCTGTCGGAGATGGCCAAGGCAAAAGCGGAACGGGCCGAGAAGCGAGATCTGATCAAGAAGCTCCAGGAGATCTACAAGAAGATCCCTAAGATGCGCACTGAGTTCGGCCAAGCGCTCAAGGATAACGCTCAAGGCATTGACGTGCTGGGCACGGCCCGAAAAAACATTGACCGGCTTACAAGGGCGTTGGAAAGCGACACGATTGACAAACGGCGTGCCGCCTACCTGCGTGTCAAGCTGAGCACCATCGAGGCTCCGGAAAGCGTTCCGTTGACAGCCATCAGCACGGACGGGTTGCAGATACTTCTTGAGGTGGCCAGCGAAATCCTCAACGCGAACACGACGGCCAACCAGATGTTTGGGGAACGCCTGGGTGAAGAGCGCCGGGGGGCCGTGGAATCTTCCATCAAGGAGATGAAGGGTAAGAACCAGAATTATGGAAAGCGGAATGTCCGGCCAATAAACATAGCCAACAAAGCCTACAATCTGGCGCTTCAGACCACGGCAACGATCATTCACAAGATCGCCGGGAGCCGCAAAATAGCGCCGACGTTGAACGCTATCTTTTTTTCCGATATCAGCGAGGGTGAAGACGTTGCTGGGACGTATGTCCGTGATGGGGACAAAGCCATGCAGGCAGCGATTGAATCCCTTGGCTTGAGTGTTGCTGATATCGTTGATTGGTCGCCCGCCTTATGGAAAGCCCACAATGGCGGCATTCGGAATTCGGCCAAAGAAATGGTAGCAGGTCCTTCATTCCCCGGATATTTGTGGCTAAGCTTGCCTGACGCCGGAAAGATCGAGATGACAAAGGCCGAGCGTGCTATGCTGCTATGGAACATGCTCTACGAAAGAAATGTAGCAGAGATTATTCGGCCCGACGCGAGCGGCATTGTTTTCACACATGGTGAAAGGACTATGAGACACAAATTCACCATGGAAGACCTTAAGGCAATCTGGGATAGCGCGACAGAACAAGAAAAGGAAATTGCCAAAGCGGCAATGAAACATGTGAATGGGAAATTGGCCAAAGATGTAAGCGCCAAGTTTGAGGAACATCATGGGTATCCACTGCCTCTGAGCCCGAATTACTGCCCGAGTCAACGATACATCAAGAATGTGCCAACTGATACAGGTTTTTTTGAAGCAGAAGAGGCGTTGCTCTCTTCGCTGGGCGTCTTGAAAGAAGCGCCGGGCGGCACCACTCCATTGTTAATCGGGGATATATTTGAAGTGTTCTTGTCGCACAACGCAAACGTGGGTGCATATATCGGGCTGGCGGATTCCATGTACAACGCCTATAATCTACTTTACGATGATGCCTTCCGTGAATCCATCATGAAGACGCAAGTTAGAGGCGAAGAGTATCTTCGTCTTCTGGAGGATCAGTTGAAGGATGTGTTCGCCTCCAAGCATAAATCATTAAGCAGTCTTGAACAGTTGGCAAGAAAAATGACTGCCGCCGTGCAGGTTGGAGTCTTGGCGTTAAAGCCCAATATCGTTGCAATTCAGCCGGTTTCGTTAATGTCGTTGAGATCCATTGATGGGGTTACATATAAAGACATCAAAGATGCGATAGCCAACGTGGCAAAGAAAGGCGTCGCCGTTGTTAAACAGGAAATGGCCGATGATTCTGGCATGTTCTATATGCGGTTCCATTCAACTGGGTTCGCTGTATTGGACCCCGGACATGCGCCACAACAGATTTATGCGGCGCTGGGCGGCAATCCCAATCGACACACCTATGGCATGGGGATGATTAGCCGTGCCGATCAGTATGCTATGGCGGTGATTTGGGAACTGGCCAAGATCAAGCTAGGACCAAATGCCACCATGAAACAGATCAACGCGGAAGCTCGGTATTACGTGAACTACACACAACCGGCAACGCAGAAGATTTCCCGGAGTGAATGGGGGCGGAAAATTGAAACGAGCTATCTTCACTTTGCGTTTAGCCGTTTCCAGGCCCAGTTGATGCAGAACTACAACATCGTGGTGCGGGCCATGGCGGACCTACATCACAAGGAAATCACCAAGACAGAGTTCACCCAACGGATTTTAGGCCCTATCGTTTTGCAGTCCATAATGGTCTACGCCCTGCGCAAAGGATACTATCTTGGCGTAGGGGCGCTGACAAGCGTATTGGCTGGCGCATTGTTTGGCGGTGACGATGACAAAAAGAAAAAGAAAAAGGAAATCGACTGGGGTAACGAAGCCATATACTTTGCCGCAGATCAGTTGGGGAATATACCGGGGGGAGGAAAAGTCGCGGGAGACGCTTTCCAGTATTTAATGACACAAAACGAATTCGACCGGCCAGACAACCAGACTCTTGTGATGGGACGCTTGTTAGATTTGCTTGATGCAGGGGTCGAGATGGAAAAGGCCATCAATGCGAAGGGCCGGATGAAGTCTGGTCCGATGAAGGGCGTGGACGCCACGGAAGTCCACGCGCTGCGTGCGTTCTGGCATGCGGTAGATGCTTCGGCCCTCTTTAGTCTTCCAGGTCCGGGTATCCGAACCATCGGGAAGCCTGCGTCCGAAGAGGCGCTTCGGCGCAAATAAAATTAGTCAAAAAAGTTGTTGACTTTTGCGAACAGATGCAGTAGAGTCATTCTTGAAGCGGGGATTCAAAGGATGATCAAGCAGTATAGGCGCGACCAAAAACTCAGTCTTAGGGCGTTGTCTGCGCAAACGGGGATCAGTTGCGCGTTGCTCTGTGATATCGAAAACAGCAAAGCCCCTGTGACTGCCAAGACGGCGCAAAAGCTGGCAAAGGCCATGGGGATTAAGAAGTGGTGGGTATTGGTATCTGAGGGGGAACAGCAATGAGTCTTTTCGCCGCACAGTGTCCTGTCGCATGGCCCTCCTCTCCATGCGCCCCGTGCCTCCGCTGTGCGGCCTCTTTTCGGGGCGGGCGTTGCCCTTCTAGCCCAGGCGTTTCCCCGCGCCTGCCCTCGACGCCCGCCCCTCCCCCTCTAACTTTGGAGAACGCAAGTGAAACGCCTGATGACGGAAAAGGAAGCGGCGGAGTATCTGTCGATATCCGTTTCGTATATTCGCAAGACTCGTTCGTGCCCGCAATTCAGGGGGAAATCCGTGCCTCCGTGGATCAGGATCGGCGCGGCCGTCCGGTACGACGTGGGCGAGTTGGACAAGTGGATTGCGGCGAACAAGCATAAGCGGGGCTAAGTTTTTGGTCGTCAACAATGTGGGAACGCCGCCGACACAAGGCGTGGCAGCCGGGAGAGACCGGCATCAGTTGAATCAGGTTTTTGGCGGCGAGAGTGTTTAGGCACAGCATTTACTCTAGCGTTTGGCTTAAGAACCGACCTAGTATACGAGGTGAACTAAATTCGCTGGGTGGAATAGGTTCACTCGCCGCCAAAGTTTGGCCACCGTAGCTCAGTCGGTAGAGCCTGTGGAGCGCGGGTTCGAGTCCCGCCGGTGGCCATTCACACAGCACTTCGCGCCTGTGATGCGCTTGTGCGTTATCTCCGGCCCGTGCGGCGGTTCTGGGTAGAGTTTCCGCCGCACGGGACAAACTCAAATGCAGCCATCAAGCGGCGTGGAACCGTAGGCTGCGTAAGGAGAATGGATCATTATGTCTGACCAAGTGGTTATCACCAGTCTACAAGTGGCGAATTTCAAACGGGTCAAGGCGCTCGCCTTGGCTCCATCATCGGCCGGACTTACCATTGTAGGGGGGCGCAATGGCCAAGGCAAAACATCATGCCTGGATGCCATTGCTTGGGCGTTGGGCGGCGCGAAGTTTGAGCCGTCTTCGGCCAAACGAGATGAGTCACTCAACCCGGCAGAGATATCGTTGACTCTGTCCAATGGGTTGACGGTCGAGCGGCGGGGGAAGAACGGAAGCCTGTATGTTACGGACCCGTCCGGTGCGAAGTATGGGCAGTCGCTTCTGGATGCGTTCGTCTCGCAATTCGCCATGAATCTCCCAAAGTTCATGAATGCCTCGAATGCCGAGAAGGCCCAGATCCTTTTGCAGATCCTCGGTATAGGCGATGAACTGAAAGTCCTGGAGCAGGAGGAGAAGGCGTACTACGATTCCCGGCGCGCAATCGGCCAGATTGCGGACAAGAAGAAGAAGTACGCAGACGAACTGCCGGAGTACGCGGACGCGCCGGACACGGCGATCAGCGTGTCGGATTTGATTCAACAGCAGCAAGACATCTTGGGGAGGAACGCGGAAAATGAGGGTAAACGACGCAATGTTGAGGCGATTCGGGCGTCCGTTGCAATGGAACGGAAATCGCTCGAACAGACGGCTTCTCGGGCAGACGAACTCCGGCGGCAACTCCTTGAAGCGGAAGCCGAGATACATCGCCTTTCCGAGCGCATCGAAGCTCTTGTGGGCGATCTTGCTACCGCAGAGAAATCCGCCGAGCAGTTGGTAGACGAATCCACGGCGGAACTCGAGGCTTCCCTCGCCAACATCGAAGCCATAAACGCCCAGGTGGCGGCCAACCAACAGAAGGCCCAAGCCCACGATGAGGCGCAAGAGTACCAAGGGCAGTATGACGGGTTCACGGAACAGATCAAAAAGACGCGGGCGGCTCGGTTGGCCCTCCTCGAAGGCGCGAACTTGCCGCTACCGGGGCTGGCCGTCGAAGACGGCACGCTCATGTACCAGACAAAAGCATGGGATTGCATGTCCGGATCGGAACAGCTTCGGGTCGCGGTGGCCATCGTCCGGCGCCTGAATCCGCAGTGCGGGTTCGTTCTCATGGATCGCCTCGAACAACTTGACATGAAAACCCTTGGCGAGTTCGGCGCGTGGGCGGCGTCTGAAGGGCTTCAGATTATCGCTACGCGGGTCTCCACGGGCGAGGAATGCACGATTGTCATCGAAGACGGCCTTCCGGTCGGCAAGACGTATGCGGATGTCACCACGGGCGTCACAGCGAGCCCGAAAGGAGAAGAGTTCAAATGGGAGTAGAGATCATCAGAGGCAAAATCGCCAAGCCTACCAAAACCGTGATCTACGGGCCGGAGGGCATCGGGAAAAGCACGTTGGCCGCGGCGTTGCCCAAGCCCGTGTTTATCGACGTGGAAGGCGGCACATCGCGGCTGGACGTGGCCAGGACGCCACGACCTACCACGTGGGCGCATCTCCGGCAGACCGTCAACGGGTTTTCTACAGACCAAGCGGGTTTTGAAACGCTGGTGATTGACACTGCGGACTGGTCGCAAGAACTGAGCATCGTGCAACTGTGCGCCGAATTAGGCATCAAGACCATGGGTGGAAACTCAGACTACGGAGCGACGTACACTCGGCTGGGGAGCATGTGGAGCGAATTCTTGACCCAACTCGAAGTGGATTTCATTGACAGCCTAAAGATGCACATCTGTTTCGTGGCGCACAGCACCACCAAGAAACACGAAATCCCCGAAGAAGAAGGAGCTTACGACCGATATGTGATGTCCCTTAAAAATCAGCCCATGGCGGCGCTCAAGCAATGGGCTGACCTGCTTCTGTTCTGTAACTACCAGACCATCGTGGAAGTCGAAAAAACCGGGTCGGGCAAAACGATCAAGGCCCGCGCCCAAGGAGGAGTTCGCCGGGTGATCTACACGAGCCACACGGCGGCATGGGACGCGAAAAACAGGGATGAACTGGCCCCCATGCTGGACATGGAATACGCCAGCATCGCCAAGTGCTTCTGCGAAATCAAGCCAGCATCGAAGCCGGCAACGCCGCCGCCCGTAACGACTCCCCAGCCAACGCCACCATCAGACCCGAACGACCAGTACACGCCGGAGCAGCGCAACCTGTGCAAGATGATCCTGGATGCGGGTGTCACGTGGGATCAGGTGAACACTATCATCGCAATGAAGGGATATTACCCGGAGCATACGCCCATCGAATCTCTGGACGCCAAATTCATCAATGGGTTCTGTTGCGCCCATTGGGACAGAATCGTTTCTACAATCAAAGACGGGAGGTAAGTGACCATGGCAGACGACAAAGGCACAGCATACTCGTGGGATGAACCGGCCATCCCAACGCCAAAGGAGGGGGACGAGTACATCTTGCTTCCGCCCGGCGACTACAACTTCACGGTCAAGAAGTTCGAGCGGAGCCATTTCGCGGGGAGCGACAAAATGAACGCCTGCCCGATGGCGATCATGCATCTCGAGATCAATGCGGGCGAACTGGGCGATGTAATAATTCAGCACCGGCTTTTCCTGAGCACAAAAACCGAGGGGATAAACTGTTCATTCTTCCACGCCATCGGACTGCGGAAGAAAGGCGACCCCCTTCTGATGGCATGGAACCAGACGATTGGGCGCCGGGGCCGCTGCAAAATCGCCCGGCGGACGTATGAAGACAAGGAGTTCAACGACATCAAGAAGTTTTACACGCCGGATGAAGGCGCGGCCGGGGCTGCCGCTACCGCACCGGCGGACCAGGGGGAGATGCCATGGTAACGCATCACAAGCTACTGGGCCGCCATTGGGCGGCCCTTCGGGCGGACGTAGCTGCGCGTGACCTGCAACGGCGAACCAGAAGGAGTAGGAGACATGTTGCTCTTGATCAAGGCGCTCATGGGGGTCTGCATGGTGCTGTTCGTGTCGTTTCTGTTGCTTATCTGGGCGGCACTAGCCATCAACGAGGACTATGACGAATGAGGAGACGGTCATGTACTACGAAATTGTGGAAGATCCAGATCAATCCGGTTTGTGGCGGTGGTACGGATACGATGAAATTGGAAATGTCGTAATTAGAAGTTATGAGTGCTTTCACGATGAAGTCGCCGCTGCGCAGTCTCTTACCGACTACCTAAGCAAAGACGAACTGGAGCGGGAAGAGTGGAAGAAAACGAATGACGACGGCAACATAAGGTATACAAAGGGGAAACTGGTAATATACAAAGCAGTCACAAGATGGAATGTGAGTTGTCTAAAAGATGTGATTTTTGCTTCCCCGCAAGAGGTCTTGGAAGCCATCAAAGAGGCCGCGCGATGACCTTCCAGGACCGCTACTATCAGACGGAGGCCGCGGACGCCATATTCCACGAGTGGGATATCGGCCATCGCAAGACCCTCCTGGTGCTGCCGACGGGGACCGGCAAAACTATCGTGTTCTGCCGCATCATCGAGCGGCTGGTGCGTCTTGGCAAGCGCATACTGGTGCTGGCGCACCGTGGAGAGTTGTTGGAGCAAGCCGCCGACAAGCTCTCCCGGTCAACCGGTCTAGGGTGCGCCGTCGAGAAGGCGGAATCCTCGTGCATGGGCGAATGGTTCCGGGTCGTGGTGGGTTCCGTGCAATCGATGCAGAACCCGAAACGGCTTGAGAAGTTCCCCAAAGACTACTTCGACGCGATCATTGTGGATGAAGCCCACCATACGATTGCGGACAGCTACACGCGCATCCTGGAATGGTTCGAGGATGCCGACGTGCTCGGGGTGACGGCGACGGCAGATCGGGGCGACATGAAGAACTTGGGCGAGATATACCATTCGCTCGCCTATGAATACCTGCTGCCGAAAGCCGTCAAAGACGGGTTCCTATGCCCGATCAAGGCGCTCACGATCCCGCTGAACCTGGACATCACAAGCGTTGCCCAACAGTCCGGGGATTTCCAGCTTGCGGGGCTCGGGACAGCGCTGGACCCGTATCTGGACCAGATTGCCGCCGAGATGTGGGCGCATTGCAACGGGCGAAAGTCAGTAGTGTTTCTTCCCCTGATTGCCACGTCACAGAAGTTCTGTGGCTTGCTCCAGCAGCGGGGGTTTCGCGCGGCCGAGGTCAACGGGGAAAGCCGGGATCGGTCACAGATCCTGGAAGCGTTCGACCGCGGGGCCTATGACGTGCTCTGCAATTCGATGCTTTTGACGGAAGGATGGGATTGCCCCTCGGTGGATTGCATCGTGCCGCTGCGGCCGACGCGAATCCGTAGCCTGTTCGCGCAGATGGTCGGCCGAGGTACACGCATTCATCCGGGCAAAGACTTTCTGATGCTCTTGGACTTCCTGTGGAACACGTCGAAGCTGGACCTGTGCAGGCCCGCGTGTCTGATTGCGCAAGAGCAACAGGTGGCCGACAAAATGACGGCGCAGATCAATGAGGCGGGCGCCGCAGTCGATTTGATGGAAGCCGAAGAGCAGGCCGTGGGCAGTTGTCTCGAAGAGCGCGAGAACGCCTTAGCCAAGCGCCTCGAAGAAATGCGCCATCGGAAACGGAAGCTGGTAGACCCGCTCCAGTTCGAGATGAGCATTATGGATGAAGACCTTGCTTCCTACGTTCCGGCGTTTGGATGGGAAGCGGAGAAGCCTAGCGAGAAGCAATTAGCCGCCATCGAGAAAGCGGGCATATTCGCAGATGAGATCGACAGCGCGGGGAAAGCCGGGATGATCCTGGACAGGATAGGGAAACGGCGCGCGGCCGGACTCACCACGCCAAAGCAGATCCGTTTTCTGGAGGGCAAAGGGTTCAAGCGCGTGGGCGAATGGGATTTCGATGCCGCGCGCCATCTGATAGACCGCATTGCAGGTAACGGGTGGATTGTTCCTCGGGGGATCAACCCGGCAGATTACAAGCCCAAACAACAGGAGATGAGCTATGCCGAACACGCGAAAGATTGAGGTCGAGATCCCGGAGCCGAAGGAGGAAACAGGTGCCTGCCGTGCGCAATGCATAGTGTTTCCGCGATGCAATTTTCAGAAACTGCGTGATGGATTTTTCAAGCCCGGCCCCGGCTGCCCGTGGTACACGCCATGAAACTCATAACCGCATACTGGACTGAGGCCTGCAATCACCTACTAATACGGTGCGAATGCGGGCGGCAATTCCGGCATTGCGCGAACCGCTGGGGCGTGAAGTGCCCGTCATGTGGGAAACGCGATAACCTGCAACGCCTGCGCGATGCGTGGGCCGACGAAAGTAGGAACGATGCTGAGTCCTGAAGGTCTGGCCGCTATTAAGGCGCGGTTTGGTTCCAGTGAATGGATCAATTATGCCGCTCACGATATGACACGCTTAATAACAGATGTCGAGGAACGAATGCTTTTGGAACAACCCAGAACCAATTTGCCGACGCTGGAAAAACTCAAGGGTTTACGGGGAAAGTCATGCACATATGGGGGCGGCGTAGACTTTATGGCATGCGAGCATGTGCGCGCTTACATGAAGAAATTGGAGGCCGGGAATGCTGAATCCTGAACAACTGAGCGCCATCGAGGAACGGGCGACGGAGGCTTACGAAACGCGCGATCCTCACGTAATCAATCAATCTGATATCCCCGCCCTCCTTGCCCACATCCACGAGCAGGAGGCGCTAATGAAAGAGGCCGCTGATCTACTTAAAGGATGGATGCCGCCTGTCCTCTTTGATAACTGTGGCCCCTACAAAGGCTATTGGACTGAACTGAACGAAAAAGTGGAAGAGCAAGCAGCCCACATCCTCGAGCAGGACGCGGAAATGGAGGTTATAAAGCAGGCTGCAAACAAGCGCGCGGAATGGCTCAGCAAGGCGCATGATGAGCTTACGCAGATATTACAGCAAGAGCGCTTCGAGTATGTGGCGGAGATCGCGCGGATCAAGGCCAACGTCCAGCACGAGGCGAAATCGAAAACCGTAACTATTGAAATGCCTTGCAAGGAAAACCAATACACATTTGTCTTGACCGCGCCGTGGGCTGAATCCGAAGACGCAATGATGGAAAACATCAAAGGCACGTTAGAGCTATTGGCTGGAACCATGGAGTCTATCGCGAAAAAAGAGGCTGAAGACATAACCCAGAAACTTGCCGACGCCGTCGAAGAGATTGGCTCGCTCAAAAAGCAGGTGGCCGAATACAAACCCGTCTATGACAAATTCCATGACGCGGAACATGAGTTGTGGACCGGCGAGCTGAGGGCGCGTATCGCCGAACTGGATAAAATCAACAGCGAGCAGGAGGCATGTATCGAGAAGTTAGGAAAGAGGGGCGATCCTCATGACTGGAAGTATACACTTTTTGTCAATTTGGAAGGCCCTGCGTGGCATACAGTAATGGACGCCGCAGTAGTAAATATAGTTTATTCAGACGAAAGTGTTGTTATCGAATCTGCCGAACTTGATGCGCGTATAAGCAAAATCTCTGAGCAGAATTTAGAGCTCACAAAGCGCATCACGGAACTGGAAGCCGAACTCGCCAAATCCCCCCGCACATGGGAGGAAGACCACCAACGCCGCCACCTTGAGTCGCTCGGACTGGCGGAAGAATTCCCACAGGGCTGCGATGCAGTACAGTATGTTGGTGAGGCGCTATTGGCCAGCCGGGCGCGTATCGCGGAACTGGAATCCGCCCTCGCCGCCGCCATGCGGGAGAACGAAAGGAATGGTCCACGGATGCATTGCTATGACACATCGAAAATGCCGGGAGGCCAGCCATGACCAACAACGAGATCGAACTACAGGCGCTCATTGCGAAGTGCAAAGGCATGGACGCCGAAAATCAACACTGCATATATTTTGGGTTGCCAATCAAATATACAGATAGCGCATTTGATGGCTTATCCGAAAAAATGCGCGCGCTGAAAACAGAAGAGCCTAGCGCGGAACATTGTACTGGTGGGCCTGTGCGCGCCGTCCACTCGATGGTGGAAAGTGGCTACGGAGTCTTGTGCGGAAATCCGGCTGCTATCGCCACGTCCGCAGTTTTTGCCTCCAGCGAATAGCGGTATTAAAGCGTCCAGCAACGCCCGTGAAAACGCGGTATTTATCTGGCGCTGTGGCTTGTCGAGGGGCATCTACACGTGGAGGTGGAAACCATGAAAAATCCTATCGGATGGTGTGACGAAACGATAAACCCCGTGATAGGCTGCTCGCACGCATCGCCTGGTTGCGACCACTGCTACGCGGAACGGATGGCCAATCGGCTGGCGGGGATGGGGGTCGAAGGATACCGGTGCATTGTCAATACCGGCGGCTGGAATAGCCATCTCGTGCAAGTTCGGTCCGCCCTCCACAAACCCCGCCATTGGCGAAAGCACCGGCGGATCTTCGTGTGCTCAATGGGAGATCTATTCCATGAGTATGTTCCGTTCAACTGGCAGTATGACGTGTTCCGCACCATGGGGGATTGCCCCCAACATACCTTCATGATCCTAACCAAGCGGGCTGAGCGCATGCTCGATTTTTTTCTCGATTATGACGCGCCGGATAATCTCGGCTTGGGCGTCACGGTCGAAAACCAAAAGATGGCTAACGAGCGAATTCCGTCGCTGATAGAGACGCCTGCGGCGTGGCGATTCGTCTCCGGGGAGCCTACGCTCGGGCCGGTGGAAATAGCGCCATGGTGGCTAAAGCGTCTCTCGTGGGTCATTTGCGGCGGCGAGTCTGGCCACGGCGCGCGTCCCATGCATCCTGACTGGGTGCGTGGTCTGAGGGACCAGTGCGTGGCGGCGGATGTGCCTTTCTGGTTCAAGCAGTGGGGGGAGTGGTTGCCCTATGAAGATTGGCGGCTGCTTCCGCCAGAAGACGGCGAAGCCACATTTTCGGAAGCGCCGGTTGCGTGGGTGCCGTATGACTGCAACACGCATGACGGGGCAGGCAAGCGCATGGTGCGCATGGTGCGCGTTGGCAAGCGCCGCGCGGGCCATCTCCTGGACGGCCAGGAATGGCGGCAGATACCGGAGGTGGCGAGATGAGCGACCCAGATCGATGGAAGCACGAGACCTGCGGCACGTGTGATAACCTCGGCAACCTCACCGGGCTTTGTTTTGGCTGGTGTTATTGGCTATCAGACCGCAACGCAACAGATCCCGCATGCCCCGCGTGGGCGCGGAAGGAGGAACCATGAGCCTAATCGAATATGCCGTATACAACGATAATTTTGAGCCCTCGCCCGAGCCGACGATTCCTATATTTCCGTGCTGGGCGTGCAAACACAGCACGGTGCATCCAAACGCGGAGCCTTGCCGGTCGTGCGGGCACAACGGCATACTGTGCCGTTTTCTTGGAGGAAAAATGAAAACTCCGACTGACGAACAGGTATGCAAGGCGCTTGGGTGGGGGACTTACAAAATAGTGGCGCTGAAAGATGTTTATCCAGAGGTCACCACCGACCCCGCGCTGGCTGTCCAGGCGATGGAGCAGTACGGCGACTGTAGCGCTACTTGGCTGGGCGGCGTGCGAACGTGGAAAGTCATGATATACAGGGGCTGCGAAGTTTTAGGATATGACCCATCATTCCCTATGGCCGTCTGCAAGGCCATCGTGGCGGCGGAAGGAGGCAAGTTATGAACGACGAAGCCCAGAAGCACGACGACGGCAAGCTACCCATCCATCTTATCGCACCGGAACTGCTGGTTGCCGTCGCAACCATTCTGGATTTCGGGGCCAAGAAGTACGGCCCGCGCAACTGGGAGGACGGCCTAAAGTACTCCCGCGTGTTCTCGGCCATCATGCGGCATATGTGGTCTTGGTGGTCCGGCAGAAACCTTGATCCCGAGTCCAAGTATTCCCACCTGTGGCATGCCGCCTGCGGGCTGATGTTCCTCATAGCCTATGAACATCGGGGCATGGCCGGTTTAGACGACCGGCCACAAGGGAATCCTATCGAGATGGGGAAATAATCTATGACAGAAGTATCGTCTCTGTTGCATCATATCGACCCGGCCGCCTTGGCGTATGAGGACTGGTTGGCGGTCGGCATGGCCCTTCACCACGAAGGAGCCACGGCGGAAGAATGGGACGCGTGGAGCGCCCGCGACACTGCCCGGTATCGCGCCGGGGAATGCGCCCGAAAATGGACCGGGTTCAATGGTTCGACTTCCCCTGTCACCGGGGGCACGCTCGTTGAATTGGCCAAGCGGGCCGGGTGGACGCCCCCGGTCCATGACAAGGGGACGCCGCTCGACTGGGATGACGTGATCGAGCATCCCCGCGAGGACTACCAGATCATCGATCCGGACTGGGTCGAAGATGCCGAACTTGCCGTCCCTGATGACTGGAAGCCGGGGGAAGAACTGGGTACGTACCTGTCCGCTTTGTTCGAGGCTCATGAATTTGTCGGCTACGTGATCGATTCATACGTTACCGAGGACGGGCGCCACGTCCCGCGGAAGGGCGTATACAGCCGGACGGCGGGGGAACTCCTTCAGGACATCGCCCGGTACCATGGCGACCTGTCCAAAGTGCTCGGGGACTGTGATCCCGCGGTCGGGGCCTGGATTCGGTTCAACCCCCTCGACGGCCAGGGCGTGCGCGATGAGAACGTCACCGCATTTCGGTTCGCGCTCATCGAATCCGACACGCTCAGTATCGAGAAACAAGCGGCCATCTATGCCGAAATGGAATTGCCCGTGGCCATCCTGGTGCATTCTGGCAAGAAGTCCTTGCACGCCATCGTTCGGATCGGCGCCACGTCGAAGGAGGAATACCGCGAACGGGTTCAATTCCTTCACAAGGTGTGCAAGAAGAACGGGCTCGAGGTGGACGGCGCCAACAAGAACCCTTCTCGGCTGTCGAGGCTGCCCGGAGTCCTGCGCAATGGCCAGAAGCAATACATCGTGGGCGTGAACCAGGGGAAAGCCAACTGGGAAGAGTGGAAGACATACGTCGAAGAGGCCAATGACAATTTGCCGGATTTCGAGAATTTGGCTGATGTGTTTTTCAATTTGCCGCCGCTGGCTCCAACACTGATCGAAGGCGTATTGCGCCAAGGCCACAAACTGTTGCTCTCGGGGCCGTCCAAAGCCGGCAAAAGTTTCCTCCTATTGCAGTTGGCGATTGCTATTGCTGAGGGGGGGGAGTGGCTTGGGTGGCCATGCCGCCAAGGCCGGGTGCTATACGTCAATCTCGAAGTACACAGACCCTCTTGCTTTCACCGTTTGCCCGCCATCTACTGCGCGCTGGGATTATCGCCAAGCAATGTGAAAAACATAGACGTTTGGAATCTCCGCGGCTCCGCTATCCCACTTGACATGCTCGCGCCCAAGTTGATACGCCGCGCCCGGAAGCACAATTACGCGGCCGTTTTCATCGACCCGATATACAAGGTCATCACCGGCGACGAAAACGCCGCTGACAAGATGGCGTTTTTTTGTAACCAATTCGACAAGCTGTGCGCCGAGTTGACCTCTGCCGTCATCTACTGCCACCACCACAGCAAAGGCCAGCAAGGCCAGAAATCATCTCGAGATCGAGCCTCGGGCTCCGGGGTATTCGCGCGCGATCCTGACGCCATCTTGGATATCATCGAGCTACACTTGCCGCCCAAGCTGCGGGCCGCTGTGGTCAACCGCGGAATATGTGACGCCTTGGCGGCGCTCCTAGACCGGGAAGCCCCGGACTGGCGCGTTGAAATCGCCCAGGATGACTGGGTAGTGGCCGACAAGTTGTTGCCCGAAGCTTCGCGCGTGGTCGGCCGGGATCTTGCGCCTGAGGCCAGCGTAGCGCGGGCATTGGGCCTTACAAAGAGCGCTTGGCGCTTGGAAGCCACCCTCCGCGAGTTTGCGCCGTTCGAGCCCCGCCGGTTCTGGTTCGCTCATCCCATCCATAAGCCGGACACCGAGGGCCTGTTGGTGGATGCCAAGGCCGATGGCGAGGAAGCCCCATGGATTGCAGAGAAGAAGGAGCGCGCCGCGTTCAACCAGGAACACCGCGAGACCGACAAAGATCGCATGCTTCGGGTGTGGAACGAGCTGAACTTCGAAGGCGAGCCTCCCTTGATTGGCGACATAGCCGCCAGCATGGGCGAAACCGAGCAGCGCGTAAAGTCTATTTTACATAAGACAAGAGAATTGGTGCTGTGCGATGACCACGCGATCCGAGATAAGGCAAGCGCTAACCGGTACGAGCTGGACAAAGTCATAAGTGCTTGCACCGACTTGAGCGGGGCGTGCGCCGTGGCCGACGTGGCCAAGGCCATGCAGTGTTCCGACAAAACCATGAGGCGCAAAATAGCGGAGCATGGTTCACTTGACATCAAACAAGGGAAAATAATCAGAAAGGAAGAATCACAATGAGCAGCATCCAAGAACTTAACGAAAACTGGGTTGAATGCGGAGCGAAAACATGTGGTGAATGCGCGTATGTGATTGTCAAAGAGAACAAGGCAATATGCAGAAAGTATAGATGCAAGATCGCGCATTTGGACGAAAGAAGAGAGGGGCTCCAGTATGAAGATGCCTGCCCCGACTTTATTCAGGTGTAAAGATGATCGAGTTCTTCATGCCCATGATCATTCCTACTGTGACGGCGCAAATGAAGCGTGTCACCGTAACGAAGAAGGGAAAACCCCGCTTCTACGATGGGCCGGACGTGGCCAACACGCGGCAAAAACTCCGCTCGGCCCTGGCGGCGCATAAGCCCGAAACCCCGCTATCCGGTCCGATCCGGCTGATCGTGAAATGGCTCTTCCTTAAAAGCGGCACTCCGGGAATATACGTTAGGATTGAGCCGCTCGAAAATCCGCCCCAAGGGCCGCAGTGGAAAACCACGAAGCCGGACCTGGACAACCTGATCAAGGCGCTCAAGGACGCCATGACGGAGATCGGCTTCTGGGGCGATGATGCCCAGGTGGCGAGCGAGATCAATGAGAAGTTCTGCTGAACGAAAAGGAGGTGACCATGCCTATGAAATGGGAAACAGCACGGCGCCAAATCAGGCGCCAGTACAATGAGTTCCGCAGGGAGAAATTCAAAGACTGTCACCCAGCGCACGCCGCCGAATGGGCGTTTAAGGAATGGTGGAACGACGGTTATAATTCCCACCTAAAAGCCTACTGTGATCCAGAAAACACAAAAGTGATTCTTTATTTTGATGTTTTTGGGGATATTGACGCCGAGACAATCTGCTTTTTGTCCTGGCGTGAACGATTTTTTATCGCCTCATTTGGTGATATGTATAGACGGTATAAAGCACGTTTTGACCTTGGGCCTTTGGTTTCAAAATGGACGGGATACGAAAACCCCGCTTGACCAAAAGGAAACAGGAACCATGGAATACACGTGCTATAAGAAAATCAATGGGCCGGTTGATGACCCCTGGTTGAACTTTTTACTCTGGGTGCCATTCAAAAAACGACATCTCCACATTTCGTACAACCCCCAGCAAAAACGGTTTGCCGAGAACCTGGACTTGGCCTTTCTCAAGGCGCTGGACTGCGCCGAAGACATCATGGCGTATTTGGTGGGTGCATCATCCAGCCCCGAGTGAGATCGCGCGTCCTGGGGCAGCCTGCGAAGCCGTTTAGACATGAAAAAGCCCCGCGTTGCGTGTTCCAGCGCGGGGCGGTGGGTTTCTACTATTCCCGGAAGTCGGGAGCCAAAATGCCATAGCCTCCCCAGTCACGATAGATCCGCGCCTCTTTCGGCAAATTGACCTTGAGCGCGTACCCTCTGGGGTCGCGGTTCAAGATGATCGGCCCTTCATCCCCGAGCAGCGCCTTGACCTTGTCCTCAATGGCGTCAAGCGCCGTATCTACCACCTCTGGATCTGTTGGCTCATTGCACATTGCCAGCGTGATCCCCGAAGCCTTCACTTCCCAGCGGCGCAGCGCCTTACACAAGTCCACGCCGTGCTTTTTGGCATTAGGGAATATCACGTCAAGGTTCCGCCCATGCTGAGCGATCTGTTCCATCATGCGATCATGCTTATTCATGTTCATGCCCTCCTCTTGCGCTTCACGCGCGGTTAACATCATACGATGTCACAATGAAGTGCTTTTTCCCATTTTCGAGCTTGGTTCCAAGCGCGATTTTTATCATAGAAATATTCCTCTTTGATGCAGGTATCGCCTCGGTATAGGCTTACCCAGAGCTTTCCGCATTCCCGGCGACGGTCCGAAACATAGATTTTATCCATTGCTCTTGCCTTTCAATGCGCCGTTCACCATTTCCAACATGGGATGAGCGATCACTTGTCCGTCCATGCCCTTTACTGATTCCCGCTCAAACCAACGAGAGCACTCCTCAAGCGCCGCCTCCAGCACCTTGATCCGCTCTTGTGCGGCGCTGCTCTCTGCATCTGCCAATTCCATCTGTCCAGAGCAATAGCCTTGTCTGGCCATCATAGTGGCCAACTCGAGCTGGTTAGACATCGCTCTTCCCCTCCCGTTCAAGTATTGCCTGTATGGCTGCCAACACTGGACGACCAGGCCGGCAAACGCCACATTCCCAGCGCGATATGGTGAGCCCGCGCACGCCCAGCGCCTCGCTCAATTGATACTGGGTCCACCCCAGCCTCCCGCGGGCGCCCTTGATCCAGGCGCCCGGATTCTTCATCCATTCCATCATGTGCTCCCTTCAATCCGAACCGCGGCCCATTCCGCGCCCCATGGCATACATTTTCTGCTGGTACAATTTGGCGGGGAAGGGTACGCTAACCGGCGCATGTTCCCCGCTTATGTGTACGAGTACGCCATTTTCCAGCTTGTGAGATCCGAGACGTTGCTCCGAATCCGCGCCGCGTGTTTCCACCGCGTACACGTCGCCCTGGCGTACAACGCGTTTTCCGGCCGCCAGCGCCCGCTTTACTTGCGCAGGCGTGATCCAATCAAGGGCGCTGTAAATTGTGGTGATCGTACCTGGTAGCCGCAACGCCCAGTCGCCGGAATCATCATGACCGCACAAATACGACAGGCTAGCCGCGCGTGAACCAAATTTGTTTGAGTAATGACGCCAGCCAGAACAATACAGCAAATAACATCCGCCAGCATGATCCTGAAGAGAAAGAGACACGAAGCCGTTTTTTTCACGTATCCTAGTTTCCCCCCCGCGCTCTCGGATTACCGGCCGAAATTTGTTAGTAATCCGCGCGGAAAAACGCTGCTTCAAGGTAGGCGGAGCCATGCTGGAGTTTTGCGCCTCGCGCACTTGATGGCGTTCCCATGCCGCTTTTGCCGCTTTCCCCGTGGGCGGCAGTCCCAATTTTCGAAACACTCTTTCCAGATCCCTTTTTGTGTAGATGTGCGTTTTCATGTTCATCTCCCTGCCCCGTGGGGCGTTAGCTGGCCAAGCGGATAGCGATGGCTACCGCCTCATCGTAGTAGTTTTTCGCAGACTCAATGTCCTTGAACATCACGCCATTGATCATCTCGTCGGCGTCCTCATCGCGGAAGATCACGCCATAGGGAAGCTTGGGCGAGTTGTCGCGTTCGAGTAATGTGATGGACGTGTTCATTTCGCCGATGTGCTTTTCGATGATAACCATTTCCTCATCTCCTCTGTTTGCCAGGCTTTGGACTGGCTCTGCGGTTTAACGGCCCGAAGGCCGCCCATCACCTATCCATCATCTGGCCGCGTCTGTATACTCTGTCGCTCTCGACGATCTGCATCGGCAGGTAAGAGCTAGGTCCGCTGTCGCGCTTGATCGTCCGCGCCACGAGAGCCATGCGCCGCTCTGCCGCTGCCTCCGTGCGATGCACTCCGATTACTGTGCCTATCGTGTCTTGGTGTCCGTTCATCGTGTTGATTAGATAATGCATTTCCTGTCTCCTTCGTTGCGTTTGCCCTTGTCCTAACCTGCATTGAGTATACCACGTGATTAGACAGATTACTTGTACGATATCATGGAATTTATTGTATGAAACAGGGAACATTCAAAACGGGTCTTTTTTTTGATAGGGGCGTTTTCACCCCATTTCGAGCAGGACACATGTGTACTCTGTCAATAATTAAACTGGGACAAATTGAACACATGTGTCCTTTTTGTCCCAGTTGTCCCTCTGTTCTGGACAGAAACACGCCTTTTTGTCCCTCTTGTCCCAGTTCTACTCTTGACAACATGATGTACTCTAGCAGTATTTGCATCTTTGTCTCTTGATTTGGGACAAATGGGACAAATACCGATACTTTTGTCCCTGTTGTCCTTGGTATTCTCTTTACAAAGTTAATTGAATCGGCCCTGGTTAGCGCAGTATTCTCTTTGTTAATTTGGGACAAAAAAGCCTATAAATAATACTACGTATATTTATATAATCCCCATTTGTCCCAAATTCTGTCCCTCCTCGGTCCTCGCGTGTGACAAGCTGCGATTGTGACCGGGGTCAAAGCCCCCCGGACACAACCCCGCACGGTCGCTATCGCTGTGCGGGGCTGTCGTCGGTCTTGACCCACGCGATACCCTGACCCCTTGCGATTTTAAGATTGTCCCAATGCACGCCCACGTGGACAGACACCCAAGATATCTCCAGCATGCCGACAGCGCTTCGTAGGCTAGCCTCAGGGCGACGTTCTACCCTGGAGGTGGACAATCACGCCAATATACCCACCCAAGCGCTCTCAAGCCATCCTACGCAACAGGGACAACTTTTGTCCCCCAGGGACAACTTTTGTCCCAACATACATATTTTCACGATTAAGGCGTATCGTTTCATTTTGAAACATTCAATAAAAACACTTGTGCAATGCGCTTCGTTTTGACACATAGGGGATAACCTTGCATTTTGCAAGGTCCGGAACGCGGGTGACGCGCGCGCGAATACATGTTGTTCAAGTTTGACAAACTCTTGTTCAAGTTTGACAAACTATCCAGTATGTTGTTCCACTTTGGAACACTTGCCCTATTCAAGGCGCGCCAGGCATGGCCGACACATCGCCCTCCAGGCAGACACGCGGCAGCGCCGAAGGCGCAATTGGGATACAGGCGGGATACAAGCGCATATCCTATACGCTTGTGTTTCCATAACATGTTGTGGCGTATAGGTATAGCGAGCAGTGCGAACTAGTGACTACCTGCTATGTAAGCAGGCGCTCTACCTATCATGGCCCATGCATGCCCTCGAGTGCTGGACTGTTAGATGTCAAACAATCGGACACCCCTTGGGTCCCCCGCGGCCCTGGAGCTTTAGCCAAGCCCCCCGGGTCCCCTGGCGCCCACCACCCCCAGTTAACCCCCTCCGTCGAATCTTTAAAAATATGGTATTGCGGAAAAAGCCATGATGTGGTATAAGGCGCTAAAGGTTGGCGAAAAATGCCACAAGGGGTAGAGATGACGAACGCGGAGTGGAAGAAGCTTTTGGAGGGAGTGGGGGTATGGACTGAGTACGTGGATTACCGTCAAGGGCTTCGTAATGCTGGGGTGGAAGACACGATATCGACAAGCATGGCGCAAGCGGAGTTCATGAAGCGGCTGGGGATAGCGGGAGATCCGGTGGAAGTGGCGGCGGGCTGGGATACGCCGGTGGAAGTGCTGGAGGAGTTGAAGGGGCTGCCGGAGAGCGCGCCGGGCCGAGATGATGAGTGGGCATGTGCGCAGTATGCGCTGATGAGTTTGGGTAAGAAGAGTGAGCCGCTGTGGAAGCTGGTGAATTTGGAGGAAGCGCCGAGTTTGGGGGCGGTGACGCTGCTGTTGCTTGCGCGTGAGAATTCGCGGGAGTTTTTGAACGCGATGATGCGTAAGAAGGGGGAGAGCAAAGAGGGTGGGATGAGCATGAGTGAATTGACGGAGGAGAAGGTGGCGGAGCTTGAGACGGAGTTGGTTGGAATCAGGCAGTACTTAGGAGGTGGGGAGTTTTCGCCGGTGATTCATGTGCCTATAGAAGTACCGTCTGGGAGTCCCGACTGATGGACGCGCCGTTTTTTCATCTTGTGCCTATGGAGCCGGTGAAGAACCTCAGGTGGCGGATGGAATTGCTGAAGTGGGTGGGTAAAGACGGTGGCCGGGCGTCGGATGTAGCGGCGATGTGCAAGGCGGACCGTTTGTTCTACGTGAACACGTTTGCATGGGGATATGACCCTCGTAACAAGAAGATGCCGGTGCGTCCGTTCGTGATGTATCCGAATCAGGTGAAGGCGTTTCGAGCGATCTACGATTCGGTAGACGATGGTCATGACACGTTGACGGCGAAATCGCGTGATGAGGGAGCGTCCTGGACGCATGCGATGGCATACGAGAGCAGTTGGCATTTTGATTCGTATGTGTCCTATATGCTTGCGAGCAGGAACGAGAATTTGGTGGATGACGCTGATAACCCGGACTCGTTGTTTTGGAAGATCCGTTTTCTGTTGAAGAACCTTCCGAAATGGTTGTTGCCGAACTATTCGGACAGGAAGCTGCATCTTCACAATAAAGACATGAATTCGTTTTTGGTGGGAACGAGTACGACGAGTGATATCGCGCGTGGCGGTCGTCAGACGGCGATCATGCCGGACGAATTTGCGGCGGTGCAACAGGGGTATGAAGTAGACGCGGCGACGTTATTTGCAACGAACACGAGGAACTTCAATTCGACGTTTAAGGGACGTGACAACGCATTCTATGACTTGTACAAGAAGGCTGAAGCGGGCTGTCCAGAAATCAAGTTGATTCGTATGTTCTGGGCGGAACACCCGGAGCATTCCGCGGGCCTGTATCAGTATCTTGGGGGGGAAGTGCGAATCTATGATAAGGGGTATCCGTTCCCGGAAGATTATGCATTCATCAAAGATGGCAAGCTGCGCAGTATTTGGTATGACATCCAGTGGAACAAGGCGATTCATCCCTCTGAAATAGCGAATGAAATAGACATGAATCCGGCTGGGGGCGACTCGAAGTTCTTTGACCCCGAGTTGCTGGACAAGATCAAGCGGGAGTACGTGACGCCGCCGGTGTACATGGCTCCGATCTTGGATTTGGTTGATGTGAAATTTGATTCGGATTCGGCAGAGATGCGGATGAATCATCAGTTCAAGGCGTGGGTCCATCCGAATGTGCAGGGTATGTTCCCAAACACGACAGACTACGTGATAGGCGTGGACGTTGCGGCGGGAAGCGGCGGGGCCTACGGGTCGAACAGCGTGATAGCGGTGGCGGACAAGCACACGGGCGAGAAAGTGGCCGAGTGGGCATGTCCGACGGTGCGGGACTATGAGTTGGCGAAGATTTGCCATGAGGTGGCCTATAAGTTCGTGGGGCGGAATGGCGTTCCGCCGCTGGTGAAGTGGGAGCGCAAGGGGCCGGGTATGACGTTTGGCTCCGTGCTGATGACGGACATGAGGTACTACCGGGTGTTTTACATGCCGGTGAATCCGAAGAGCGTGACTACGAAGCAGGGCACCACGCCGGGCTGGGAACCGACGGTCGAGAACAAGAACGCGCTGTTTCGTGACTACCGGATAGCGCTCGAGAAGGGGACGTACATCAACCGTTCCTTGGATGCGGTGAACGAGTGCGATGACTACGTGTATGCCGAAAGCGGAAAAGTCGAGCATATCCAGGCTCGGAACGCGAAGGACCCGAGCCAATCGGGGCCGAACCACGGTGACCGTGTGACGGCGGACGCATTGGCGGCAAGTGAAGTGGTGAATCGGCCGCAAATGCTGAAGGTGAAGCCCGAGGAAACGGAGTTGATGCGGCGGCGCGCCAGGATTTTGGAAGCGGAACGCGATAGGGAGGATGGCCGGTGGGCGGTCGGTTCGACAAGGCTGCGCTGATACGGCTTCAAGGAGCCGTAGAGCAGAGCTACCGAGATCTCGAGGTGCATAGGCGGCACCGGGTGGAGCGCGTCAAGGCGTTCGCCGGCCCCGACTATGGCGACAATGGATACAGTCATTCCGAACCCATCAATCTGCTTCAAATGGCGTCGCTGATATACAAGCGGAAATTGGCGGCGAAGGCCCCGAAAGCCATGGTGGACACGAAGTATGCGGAGATGAAACCGGCTGCGGCTTCCTTTGGCGGGGCGTTGAACCAGAAGATTGAAGATATGCGGCTTGAACTTGTGATTCAAGACGCGACGATGGAAGCTCTTCTGGGGTATGGCATTGTCAAAATCGGGCTCGAACAGGACGGGGTGATCGAGATTGACGGGGAAACGTTCGAGCGTGGCAGTCTTTTCGTTGCGCCGGTGTCCCTGGACGATTGGGTCCAAGACATGAGGGCCAAGCGGTGGGAGGATATTGGTTTTTGCGGTGAACGGCATCCAGTGCCTCTTGATATCATCAGAGAAGCATATGGGGATGATGTGGTCGATAAGGTTGGCCAGGGCGAAACGAAGCCTGTAGGGGGTGAAGAGCGGGCTTCCGATATGAGCCAAGAGAATACGATATCGGACCCGTTTATTCCGGTAGCGTGGTTGTGGGACATTTGGATTCCATCGCTGAACTTGATTGTCACTTATGCGGATGACCACAGGGAAGAAGCGCTCGAGGTGCGCGAGTGGACGGGGCCGAAAGGCGGACCATATGAAACGATCCGATTCATTGGAGTTCCCGACAACGCCATACCGCTTCCGCCCGCGGCCGCGCAGATGGACCTGAACGACATCGTGAACAACACGTTCCGAAAACTTCAGAAGCAAGCGGAACGGCAGAAACAAGTAGGGCTTGTTCGGACGGGGAACGAAGAGGATGGGAAGAGAATCATCGATGCGATCGATGGTGAAGTGATACGTTCCGATGATCCGCAGAGTTATACGCAGGCCAGTTTTGGCGGCCCATCTCAAGAAAACGTGGGATGGATGATGCTTGGCAAGGATCTGTTCTCGTGGATATCGGGCAATCTTGATGCGCTGGGCGGGCTGTCGCCGGTATCGGATACGGTGGGTCAGGAGCAGTTGATCACGGAAGCGGTAAGCGAAATCGTTGGAAATATGCAGGACGAAATCCGGGGATTTGTTCAACGAATCATCCACCAGATAGCGTTTTATGTATGGAACGATCCGTTCATGGAAATCCCTTATGTGAAGACGGTTCCTGGCGTACCGGGCCTTCAGATACCGGGCGTGTTCACATGGCAGGACAGGCAAGGGTCGCTGATGGATTATGCCATCACGATTGTGCCGTACAGCATGGAAGCCTCGAGTCCGGCGAAAGTGTTGCAGACCATTGGGAAGTTCATGGCCGAGTTCTATGGACCGTTGATGCCCGTGTTCCAGCAGCAGAACTACACGTTGAACATAGGGGGGCTGGTTGACCTGTATGCTGAGCATACGAACACGCCATCGTTGCGAGACCTGTTCGTGGTGGCGGGCCAGGACCGGAGTGACGCGGGGGCTTTGGAAGAGATGATGAAACAGCCAACGCAGACCACGCGGCGATACGAGCGGGTGAACCGTCCGGGGGCCACGCAGCAAGGCAAGGACCAGGCGTTGATACGGCAGATGTTTGGCGAGACCCTTCAACCGGCGGAATCCGCGCAGATAGGACGGGCGTCATCGTGACGAAAGCAAAGCAGAAATGGCTTCATGACAATGATGATTGCGCGGTGGGACCAGACATGGACCCGGCGAAGTCCCGGCTTTGTACGGAATGCTACCGTCCTAAGCCGTACTGGGCGTTTGATGATGGATATGTATGCAACGATTGCCGGGGCGTTCAGCAGAAAGCGAAACCGGCGTACCAGTTTTAATCTTTTCAGGTAGGGGCTGATCACCCCGCAGTGCTTGGGCACACTTGAGCGCCACCCAAGGGGCGCAACGGACAGAGATGTCTGTTGCGCCCTTTTTGTTTGGCGCTCGCAACCACGGGAGCGATGGAGAAATGAGTGAAGAGTTGAACACCGCAGTTGCCGCACCGGCGATTGCCGCACCGGAAACTGCCGCACCGGCGAATGTCGAAACGACAACGGATGGTTGGGGGACGATGGAGAACGCCCTAAAGAACAGTTTGGGCGCCGTGCCTACCGCATCCGAAACGCCACAGGAAGTTTCTAAGCCGGACGATGAACACGTTCCGTCTGGTTCGGATAGCGCCGATGAGAAATCCGGCGCGGAAGGCGCAGACCAAGGAGAACCGTCCGAACAGGCCGCAGGACCGGCTGTGTGGCAGCCAAGCGAATCGGAATTGGCTTTGGCGGAATCCTATGGGATTACGAAGGAGCGGCTTCAGGAATTCGCTTTAGGACCAAGCGCGGCCCTAAACGCGGCGTTGTCCGAGTACGACAAGCAGTTCTCCCAAAAAGGCCGGGAATGGTTGAGCGGGCAACGCCCGGCACCGGAACCGGTAGCGCCGCCTCCTATCCCCCTAGCCAATCCGAAAGAAGATGAATTCTCGGATGAGTTTGGCGGGGATGACGCGGACCAAACAGTCATCAAGGAGCGTGACCACTACAAGGCGGCCTACGAGAGCTTGATGGCGCAACAGCAGCGCGCGCAAGTGGAACAGAGAGCGCAGGAAACGCAACAGCGTGAACAGCAGCGCATAGAAGCGGAAGAAGCTGTTGACGTTGTTTTTCAGGAGGCCAGTGACCTGAAGGAACTCTTCGGGGAAGGCCCTCGGGGAAAACTCTCCAAACCTTCGCACATCAGTGCGCGGCGTGAAGTCTTGGATGAGATGATAGCCATTACGGCAGGTCTGGTCCAAATGGATCGAAAGCCTCTAACTACGAAAGAGACCTTCCAGCGGGCGCTGTACTCCGTGTATGGCCCGCAGTTACAGCGCAAGGCGGCTGAATCCGCCGCGGCTGACGCAAAGCGCGCCGTGACTGACAGTATCAAGCAACAAGCAAGAGACAACGTGGGCCGATTCATCCAAAAACCCGCTAGCCAAGAGAAACCGGTCGAGAGCGGCTGGAAGAAAGTGGAGCAGGTTTTGGCGAATAACTGGCCCAAGGAATAGGAGTGTGACCAATGGCTGATTTCAACATTTCCAATGTGGCGGACTTGCTGCTTCTAACCGATGCCAGACCGCCGCAGTACAAGTTTCAGGATCTTGCACGCGAGTTCACCAAATACATCGCGATGCAGTTGTTCAAGGAAAACTTACAACTGGAGGGCGGCGGCGATTACATCAAACGGCTCTTCATGGTGAACACGCCGGATGCCGTGCGGCATGTCGGCATTTTCGATGAAGACGTTGTAAGCATCATCGATCTGATGGCCAAGATTGAGATCCCGTGGGTGCGTTTCACCACGTCTTACGCATGGGATATCAACGAGGTCAACGCAAATGCCTCTCCGGCGCAACTCGTTGAGTTGGTCAAGACGCGCCGGTACGCAGCTCACAAAAACATCGCGGTGGAAATGGAGAAGAAACTTTTCACTCTGCCTTCCGCGAGCACTTCCCTTTACCCCTTTGGATTTCCTTTCTGGGTCGTCAAGAACGCCACGGAAGGGTTCAACGGGGGATTGCCGACCGGCTACACCAACATCGGCGGGATCGATTTGGACGTGGTGTCGGCGTTCAAAAACTGGACGGCCACGTACTCGGAAGTCTCCGAAGCGGATCTCGGGGCGAAGTTGAGCCGTGCGTATCGGAAATGCGGATACGAGCAGCCCGCTGGCATGACTGATCCCGGTTATGCCAAGTCGGCGTACCAGAACTACCGGTACTACACAAACGAGCGCGTGTATGCGGCAATGGAACAGATTGCCCAAGCCGCCATCAACAACCGGAATGCCTCTTTCTTCACGTTGGAAGATCGAGACGGAACGGGCGACAGGACTGTCCACTTCCGTGGGAAACGGGTTGTGTGGGTGCCGTTCTTTGACGACGACACGACCGATCCGATCTATCAGATTGATAACTCCGTTTTCTATGCGTTCGCGCGCCGAGCCATGAACATGGTTGAAACCGGCCCGACCGTAGATCCCAAACGGCACAATGTGCGCGTGACCTACATCGATCACGAGTATCAGTACATGTGCCTGGATCGCGCCCGTTGCGCGGTCTTCTACAAGGCGTAAGGAGAAGAGCCATGAACTTAGGAATCAAAAACAAGCCTGTGCTCAAGAAAAGAATGGTGTATTGCACGGGCACCACGGCGCTACTCAAAGGCCAGGGCCTTTGTTTCGACCTGGACTACCTGACCACGGCTACCGGCGAGACGGCCGCTGATGCTTTCGGTTTGCGGGGTAACGCTGTTGCGCTGCCCGACAACACGAACAATGGTGCGTTCGCTGGTGTCACGTTGGCGGATCATGCCGCCCACGCTGACGGAAGCGCCATTGGCTGGATCGAAATCGCTGAGCCGGGAAGCCGTGTCGAGATATTGGCTTTGGCCAATACGACCATCAACAGCACTCGGCTGACTTGCCTTGCTGGTTCCGGCGCTCCTGGTCGTTTCTGGACGGCTGGGTTGCCGGGACGCGGAACCGCGTTGGCGCTGCAAACCAAGACGGCCGTGCTGAAAACCCTATCGACCGGCGCGGGTGCGCTGGACGCGACCGGAAAGATCATCACGACTTCCGGGATCACGGCATCCGGGCTCGCCATAGGCGACAAGGTCTGGGTGTTCGGCATCGAGGACGATGGTACGAACTCCGGCACGCCCGGCATCTACACGGTGTCGGCGGTAGCGGACACGACGATCACGGTTTCGGAAGCCATCTCGGATGGCGGAACGATGCAGTGTTCGTATGTGGCGTTCGAGGGCGACCCGTATGTCTTCGCGGAGCTGTGCGAAGGCGAAGAGAGCGGGCTTATCGAGGTCGTGGCTCCCCCGAGCCCCGGCGATGACAGCACGCCTGCCTTTACCGTGATGTCTGGCGGCAAGACCTTCATCGCGGGCGGCTACACCATTGCCACCGGCGATCAGGTCGCTGTATGGCCCGCGGGCCAGTACATCGGCCAGAAGAAGGCGTTCGAGGGTCTGGGCACGCTCGGGACCAAAGACGCCAAGCTGGTCCCGGCGGCTTCAGGCTGGCAGGCGACAGTGGTCGATGTCATCCTGGATAACGGTGCCGCCGACGGGAAACCAATGGCTCTTGTGTCGGTGAACATCGACGCCGCGAGCGAAGTGATCGTTGGCGAATGGGTTGGTGTTTGGCGCGAACTGTACCACACCGGCGCGGTTATTGCCGCGAGCTAACTGGATGGGGGGCGGGAGTCCGCCCCCCTTTTTCAACTGAAAGGAAATCGACATGCGTAAGGCATTGGTGGAGCCCATCAAAAACATGCTGGG